CAACGCAATCGCACCGCGTCATTTTTGGGGCAAAGTCACGGATTTCAAGTACTTAGCCTATTCCCACCTAGTCAGTAGGCGCACTTTAATGTCTGCGCCTGCGCTTAATCGTAACACGATCTGACTTCTTACCATCCCCGCCACCGCGCAATGCTCAACCATGCGCCGCGTTGACCCCTTGGCCCCGGCGTGTTATTTCTTGGATATGGCACGAGATAAAACAGAGATGACGGACAAGGCGAGAATCGCTTACGAGGTGTATCGGGACATGGGGCCGACGAGGTCGCTACTCAAGGCGACCCGCGCGTTGGGGTTGTCTGACCGGTCGCACTCCCAGCTCAGGCGATGGTCATCGAAGTACGACTGGCAACGGCTTGTCGGCGAGCACGATTACAAATCCCTGCGCGAGTCGCTGGGCAAGCGGGAGATCACCAGGGAGGCCTGTATGCAGCGCTTCGTTGACCGGCTCAACGACGCCTGCGACACCCTCTACCACATCATGATGGACAAGCGGAACATCCCTATCATGGACCGGCAGGGTAACCACGTGACCGACGAGCACGGCCACAAGTTGTACAAGCCGATGGTGCGCGCGTCCACCAGGGCGATGGCCGCGGAGAAGATCCTCGGTATCGGCGGGCTCGTGCCGGTGAAGCGCATGGAGGTCACCGACAAGAGCGGCGAGGCTCTCGACGAAGCGGCGCAGGCCATCGCCACCATGACCCCGGAGCAGCTCATCGCGTACCGGGAGATCCTGGCCGGCGACAAGGACGATGACACCACGGACTGAGATGTCCATGATGGACATGGAGCTCGCCGTCTCGCGGGTGGAGCGCAACACGCTCCTGCGCCTGGTCGACGCGGAGATCATGCGTAACGACCTCGAGAGGTACATGCGCTGGGCGTGGCCCATCAGTCCCGAACACAAAAACGCGCTGGAGTGGAATTGGCACCTTTCAGCGAAGGCCGAGCATCTGCAGGCATGCCGTGACGGGCAGATCCGCCGGCTCATCATCAATGAGCCGCCCCGGTGTCTCAAATCATGGACAGTGAGCGTCGCCTTTCCGAGTTGGTGCTGGACCACTAACCCCGCGCTACAGTTCCTCGTCGCTAGCGCAGACGACGACGTGCGCAAGCGTGACGCGGACTCGATGCGCGAGATCTGCATGTCTCCCGCCTACCGGGCGATGTTCCGGCCGAAGTGGGATTTCAGGGCCGGCCCCGATGGTGCACAACAGGCGGCGAAGGGCTACTACAGGAACAGCGCGGGCGGGCATCGCATCTCTAAGGTGATGGGCCAGCGCGGCCAGGGGGTCAACGCGGACATTGTGATCTTCGATGATCCGCTCGACGCGGCCGACGCGTACAGCGACAAGGCCTCGTTGACCGAGCACGCGGTCCACGCTAAACAGCGACTCATGACCCGGCTCAACGACGAGCGCACCGGGGTCGTGATCCTCATCATGCAGCGGTTGCACGACCTGGACCTGACCGGCGTGTTCCTCGAGGATGGCGGCTGGGAACACCTCTACATGCCGGCTGAGTTCGAGACGTCGCGGCGATGTCGCACCGGCATCGGGTGGACCGACCCGCGCACCGAAGAAGGTGAGCTACTGTTCCCTGGCCGCCTGAATCAAGAGGCCATCGACGCGAAGAAGATCGATCTGGGGTCGCGCGGATACGCCGGACAGTTTCAACAGCGCCCCGTGCCGGCGACCGGGTCAATGGTGCTCAAGGACTGGGTGCAGTTCTGGAGCCCCGACACGTTGCCGGCGGACCTCGACTTTGTGATCGGCTCGTGGGACTGCACGTTCGCGAGCAAGACGAAGGACGCCGACTTCGTTGTGGGGCAGACGTGGGGCGCAAAGGGGAGCTCGGTCTATTTGCTCGACCAGGTCCGCCGGCGGATGAACCTCCCTGAGATGCTGGCGGCGGTGCGGGAGCAGAATCGGATCTGGCCCAACCTGTTCGCGATCGTCATTGAGGAGAAGGCGGCCGGGAAGCATGTCATGGAAGCGCTGGAGCGGGAGATCTACGGCATCGAAGGATTCAACCCGCAGGGCCAGTCGAAAGAAGAGCGGCTGTCGGCGACATTGCCGTTGTGGGAGCAACGCCGGATCTACGTTCCGGACTGGGAGAAGTGCGGCGACGTGAACACTGATTACTCGTGGGTGCGCGACGTGTACATCCCGGAGGTGACATCGTTCCCGGCGGCGCGCCACGATGACCAGGTTGACGCCACGAGTCAGGCGCTGATATGGATCATGAACAACGCCCCGGGCAGCGTGGTCGCAAGCGTGCTCGGCAACAAGGAGTAGATGATGGGCATCAGAGACAGGATTAAAAAATGGATGGCGCCGGCCGAGCAGAAGTCCTGGACCGTCCAAGTCCTGGTCGGTGACGATGGCTTCATGGCCGCGCAGAACTTCGACGGCGGCGAGCTGTTCACCGTCTACACGCAGGCGCTCTGGACGTACATCTGCGCGCACCGGATCTCTCAGGACATGGCGTCATTCCCGGCCGTGGTGCAGACCCGGGAGCGCGGAACCGAGAGATGGGTCTCCGCGCCGTCCCACGAGCTCAACGCGTTGTTGCACAGGCCCTACGGCCGCTTCGCGCCGCAGATGAACTGGAGCTGGAAGGACCAGGTGGCGGCCGGCGCGTTGCGGAAGGAGCTCGGCGGCAACGAGTTTTTCCGGGCTGTGCGCAGTGGTAGCGGCCTGCAGATGCTCGGACTGTACCTCGTGGAGCTGCAGGCGACGACGGACGATCAAGGGTACGTGACCGCGTGGAACCGGGCGGGTCATAGTGGCGACAACATCCCGCCCGACGAGGTGGTCAACGTGACGCACGCCAGTCCCACGAGCAGATGGGAGGGGGTGGCCCCCCCGGTCGCTGCGGAGCCGTCCATCCGTGTCGACTACGCGGCGAGCCGCCGCATTCGGTACGACCTCGAGACGCGCGTGGCGCCGGGCGTGGTGTTCAAGGTTAAGAGCTTGTTCGCGATGACTGACGACCAGCGGACCCGGGTTGAGACGATGCTAGAGGACTCATTCGAGGGCGCGACGAAGGCGGGCAAGTCACTGGTCGTCGGCGACAACGTGGATATCCAGGGCGGTCCGCTGCACACCATCGACGACGTGCCGACACACCACAAGAACGCGCGGAACAACATTATCAGCTCGCACGACATCCCGCCGCCCATCGTTGGCGTGCTCGATGACGCGCGTTACCAGTCGTGGGAAAACAGCTTGCGCGCGCACTTCATGTTCTGCATCCAGCCGCGGCTGACAAGCTTGTACGACACCATCAACTCACAGGCCATCACGCCGGCCTATGGGCCGGACGTCCGGATCTGGTATGACGTGGTGGGGGCGCCGCTCGGTCTCGCGTGGCTGCGTGAGAAGGCAGAGACTGGAAAGAAGTTCATGGACCTCGGTTATCCGGCGAACGCCGTCAACGAGTTCCTGCGGTTGGGGTTGCCTGCGTTCGATGAGCTGGAGCGGCCTAACATGCCGGCGGTAGTGGCTGGTCGGGAGGACGGCGACGGGGCTGCGGAGCCGGAACCCGAGTCAGATGACTCTGGGGATGAGGGTGCGGACGAGTAGGCTTGGCATCCTGCCATAGACCACGACGGCCACATAGCCCCGGGGGCCAATGACGCATATCTGCTCCCTGAAAAGCATGCCTTCGCGGTCCCATGTTTGGACCAACGTCCTTTGTTGGTTTCTCGTGTAGTCGTCGTACATGAACCCGGTGCGGATGCGGGTTGACCATCCATTGGGCCAGGCTATCCTGCGGTCAATCATCGACCCCCCTTGTCTTGCTTCGCAACCCACCGGGCGTGCTTCTGCCACACCGACAGAGCTGCCGCGTCGCCGTGCTCGACGCGCGCCAACACCTCCGCGATGGAGCAGTCGATCTCGGCGCTCGTCATCTTGAGCGCCCAGCGCGTTGAACCATAGACCCGTTCGTGTGTCGTTTTCTCGCTCATGTCCTCAACGGCTATCATGCGCCGTTAACCATGTCAACATGTTTCCGTCATCTGTTTCGCGCGAGTGTTCGGGGGTAGTGTCATGTCATGGCAATGAAGGTCCGAGGCTACGCGTCGATTTTCGGCAACCGGGACAACCACGGTGAAGTGATTGACCGGGGTGCGTTCGGCAACTGGATCAAATCCAACCCGGACACGCCGATCGATATCTACTGGCAGCACAACCATGACGGCGGATGGAATCGCGACTCGATCCCGGTGGGCATCACCACCAAGATCAAACAGGACCGCAAGGGGTTGTACTTCGAGGGCGTCATCAACGACACCGTGAAGGGGTTGGACGTCCAGGCGTTCCTCGAGACCCACGGCAAGAGCGGCGCGAGCTTCGGCTTCCGCACCATCGACAAGTATCAAAAAAAAGAGGTCTGGCATTTGACCGACCTGGAGCTGAGGGAGGTCACGGTGGCGGCCCGCTTCCTCGCGTCAAACGAAGTCGCCTACGTTGAGACAATACCAGAACCAGAAGGAGACGCGTAATGTGCGCAATGAACATCGACGATGACACGCAGACCAAAAGCGGGGTCACCCCTGCCCAGGTGCGTGACCAGCTCAAGACGGTTGCCGACCGTGTGGAGCAGGTGGAGAACGCCCTGGACGATCACCCGTGGCAGACCGAGATCGAGGAGCTCAAGACGGCGATCGCCAACGTGAGCCAGTTCGCTGGAGAGGCGGACAACCAGCCTTGGGAAGGCCTCATCGACAAGGTCAACGAGCGGGTCGACGAGCTCGCCGCGAAGACCGCCCTGGGCACCATGGGCGACAAGCTCGACGGTGCGCCCGAGGGGTTCAAAACCATCGTCGACGGCGTGGCCAACTCGCCGTCCTACAAATCCATGTTCGACGCCGAAGGGCGGCCGACCCGGTCCGCTGCGCCAATGGGCGGATGGTCCAAGCCGACCTCGATCAAGTCCTTCGCCGCGGCCCGCGCCGAAGAGAAGGCTGTGACCCCTGTGTCGCTGTCGGACCTGTCGGGTCTCAACCTGACCGCGTACCGCCCCGGCATCGTGACGCCCCCCATGTGGGCGATGCGGTTGGGCGAGCGCATCCCCTCGCAGATCGTGCGGGGCGCCACGTCCTACACCGTGGTCAAAGAGGACGGCGCCAGCGTTTACGGCGCTTGGACCTCGACCTTGGACGGTGCCCTCAACGGCGACCCGACCCCGACCAGCACGTGTACCCTCAACGAGATCGTCGGACTTCCTGACATCGGCGTCCTGAAGTTCTGGAACTCGGACGACTCCCTCGCTGGTGAGGCGGCCATCGTGTCGATCAACACCAGCACCAAGGTTGTCACGGTCACCACCAACGCCATCGACTTCGACCTGGCTGACGGGTCCCGGGTCACCTGCGAGAACTACGGCGTGATCGCCGAGAAGGCCGCCAAGCCCTCCGGTTGGGTCGGCATCGGCAACGACTCGTTTTCGATGAAGATGATTCCGGTCATCATCCCCACCACCGAGAACGCGCTGGCCACCGTCACGGGGCTGCGCAGCTTCATCGAGGGCAAGGCTCCCATGCGCGACATGCGCAACATGAGCCGCCACCTGCTCTATGGCGACGACAGCTCGATCCAGCTCCAGGGCCTCACCACCTACACCGGCGCGCAGACCTACTCGTGGTCCGACGGTGTGGCCGGCGACAACCAGGTGGACGCGATCATCCGGTCGGCGTCTCTCATCCCCTGGACCGGGCTCATCTCGGTCATCATGAAACAAGCCGACATGCCGGACCTGTGGACGCTCAAGGGCGACGATGGGCACTACCTGCAGTCGGGCAACTTCGGGAACTTCTCCCTGTCGCTCATCGGCGGCTCCTGGTACCTGGGCGCCTTCGAGCTCTTCCACGACGACGCCGTCACCAGCGGCGACTTCATCCCGATCAACTTCGCCGAGGCGAGCGAGATCGCGGACGCCGACATGGCGAACCTGGCCTGGGGCTACGAGGATGACGACTTCTCCAAGAACATCATCCGATGTCGCTACGAGGCCTTGCGCGCCCACGCCATCAAGAGCGTCGAGGCCTACGTCTCGGCGCAGTGGGACGGCGCTCCGTAGTCAACAATCTTCCTCCCCGTCGGGTCGGGCTGCGGTTCGGCCCGGCGGGGTCCTCCCTGAAAGGGGGCACCATGAGTCTTTACGTCAAACTCTCGCGGCCGCATCGCCACAACGGGCGGCTGTGCAAACCCGGCGACAAGCTGCGAATCCCCACGGCCACCGCATTGGCGATGACCCAAAGCGGCCGCGCCGTCATCATCGAGGGCGATCAGCTCGTTGAGGCCAAGGCAGAGGCCAAGGCCAAGAAGCGAGCGAAGAAGGTCAAGGCCCGAGACCGCAAGTAGGATCGTGGCCACGATCATCACATACCTCACCGCCGCCCGCGCCGACCCGTCGCAGTCCGTCGGGACGTTCCCGTCCGTGCGCGACTACCTCGGTGCGACTGCGGCCGACGACGCCAACCTCAAGGTCTGGCTGGCTGAGGCGGTGGTGTGGGTCAACAAGATGGTCAACGGTCTGGACATGGACAGCGACGAGCTCGACATGGCCACAGCCGGGATCTGGAAGTACATGCGCGTGCGGTGGGACGAGCACGCGCGCGCGTCCATGGTGGCGCGCAAGTCCAAGACCGGGCGCCGAGAAGAGGAATACACCGGCGCCGAGGCCGGCCGCATCGACGCGGCGAAGTTAGCTGCATGGTCTGACATCGCACCGTTGTGCGAAGACCCGACGCTGTTTGCTTCTGGCGGGGGGTGGTAGCATGGCCGGCTTCCACGTACTTACCAACCGCCACAAGCTCGACGCGTTCCAGGCGGCCGGCGGCAAGATTGACGACCTGGTGATGGGCGTTGGCGTCCTCACCGGAAAGGCCAAGTATCCACGCGGCCACGTCGGCAGCAGGTCACGCGGCCAGGACCGGACCCGATACCGCCGGCAGATTTCGCCGGAGGAGCTGGAGCGCCGGCAATACATCCGCGCGGCGCGGCGACAGGTCAACACGATCAAGGATAAGGACTTCCGCAAGCGCCGGATCAAGGAGCTGCGAAAGGTGTTCAAGTCGGCTGGCTTCTCCACCCGGGGACTCGCCCGCAAGGTGACCGCAGGGACGCCAGTGGCGCGAGTCGCCGGCGTGTTGCAGGGCCGGACCGGCGCAGGCCTTGGCAGCCCGTACCACGTCCGCGCGCTGAAATCGCGCGCCGCGGCCACCGAGCACGAGTTGGAGCAGGTCGTCCAGAGCATGATCCGCAACGGGACTTACACCAAGCCGTTGAGGCAATTCGGCGCGAACACAAAGCGCGCCCTACGGCAGTCGTTCCAGGCCACGGGCCACGGCGACACCGGGCGCCTGTTGCGTAACCTCCAGTATCAGATCGCATCGAAGAGCTTGAAGAAGCGATGGCAAGAAGAGCAGCGGGCGCTGCGTGCCGAGTCCAAGCGGAAAAAGGCCATGAAGAAGGGGCGCCGCTGATGGGTATCCTTGACCCCGTGACCATCACCGTCAAGCGCCGCTCCGGCGCGTGGGTCAACGGCGTATGGGTTCCTGGCGCGCAGGTGGTATCGACCATCACCGCGTCACGGCCGCAACCCGTTGGGCCCGAGACGCTGGACATGTTGCCGGAGCAGGATCGCAGCTCGGCCAAGTTCGAGATCTGGGCCGATGACGCAGAGGACGCCCTCCACCTTATCGAGTACGACGAGGAAGGAGTGCCGCCCGATATCGTGATCTGGGGCGGCAGATCATACCTGGTGACCGGCCTCGAGGATTGGGACGGTGTCTCCCTGGGTCACCGCGCCTATGTATTGCTGGCCTACGGGCCTGACGAGGAGGTGGCCACGTGAGCGCCATTGATGTGTATCGAAGCTGGGTGGAGGCCATCACTAGCCTGACTGTCATTTACGAGGACGAAGGCGATCCGAGTGTGCCGCGCCCCAACGTGGACGCAAGCGCCGACACCTACGTCATGATCGGCTGGGATAACGACGACGCCCCCGGCTCCCCGGTGGACGAGACCACGGACGAGGCAGCCGCCGACAACAAGGTAGTCAGATACACCACGGTCATGGCCGAGGGCTCGCTGGCCGTGGACATCTACGGCCCCGGGGCAATGGACTACGTGCGCGCGTTGCGCATGTCCATCTACGGCGACACCACGACGGCGCTGCTACTGGCGGCCGGCGACTACGTCATCAGGCGGGCCGGCCCCATCTTGCCGGATCCAATCATGCGCGACGCGACGCGCGAGCCTCACGCCTCGTGCGTGTTCGACGTCGCGTGGAGCGAAGACACCGAGGCCGACGTTGAGGCCGCTGAGACCGCTGTGGCAACCACCACGGTGACCGAGGAGTAGGACATGACCTTTGATAGCAACGTTTCCGCTGCGGTGAGTTCCGGGGCCGCGCCTGTACAGGCGGCGGTGCTCAATATCCCACTGCACGCGAGCACATCCCCCACGTTCCCCGAGCGGGTTCGCTCCTACGCGTCGAGCGCCGAGGCCGTGGCCGACACCCTGCTGGGCACCGAGGGCAAGGCCGCGGTAGCTGCGCACTTCGGCCAAGACAAATACGTGCAGCCGATCAAGATCGGTCGGCTCGGCGACTCGGCCGTGGCGCAGGTGGACACCATCACCGTGGGGGGCACCCCCGCGGAGGATGACGTGTACACCATCACCGTCAACGGCGTGGTCACCGAGTACGTGGCCGGCGCCACCCCGACCGTGTCCAGTGTGCACACTGCTCTGGACGCTGCCGTCACCGCGGCGATTGCCGATGAGGACGTCACCGTCGGCGGTGCCGACCCGGACATCACCCTGACCGCCGACAACGCCGGGGAGCCGTTCTCGGTGTCCGTGTCCGTGGACGGCGACGGCACGCTCACCCTGGTACACACCACGCCCAACGCCGGTATCGGGTCCGACCTCGACGCCATCCTGGCCGAAGACGCAGCGTGGAAGTGGTTTACCTGCGAGATCGACAGCACCCCCGCCGACAACCTGGTGAACATGAAGGCGTGTTCCTCGTGGGGCCAGATCAATAAGCGGAACTTCATCGGCCAGAGCTCCGACGCTGACGTCCTCACGGCCGCCTCCGGGAACGATCTCGAGGAGCTCCAGGCCAAGAGCAACAGCCGCACTGCCTACGTGTGGCACCACGACGACAGCGAGCTGGTAGCGGTGAAGGCGATGGCCTACAAGCTGCAGGCTGACCCGGATGAGAAGGCCACCGGCTGGCACTACACGCCCATGTCGGACGTCACGCAGAAGGATCCCAAGCTCACGTCGACGCAGCAGGGCAACATCAACGACGAGGAGACCGGGACGAACTTCGGCAACCTCATCACCACGTTCCGCGGGAGCCTGGTCTTCGGCCCCGGCGTGTCCACCACGAACAAGCACCTGGACACCATCGTCGCCGAGGATTGGTTGGAGGCGCGCCAGGAAGAAGAGTTCGCCCAGACGCTTCTGGACTTCTCGGCGAACAACCTGAGCGTCGGGCTCAACGACAAAGACCTCCGGGTCTTCGTCAAGGACGCCGAAACGGTGCTCGCCCGCGGTGTGCGGATCGGGCATCTCAACGAGGGCACCACCGAGGTGTCCATCGTGGCGCGCGCCGACATGCCAGCGGCAGACGTCACCAACAGACTGATCCGGGTGACGTCATCCGCGCAGGCCCGCGGCGCCGCCGAGAAGGTCAGCGTCACGACGTACCTGGAGCTCACCTGATAGGAGACGAACATGGCCAAGAAATCAGCAACATTCGGCCTGCAGTTCTGCGCGATCAACATCGGCAGTCTGCCGCCGCTTTCCGGCTTCGCCGAGGGCGACGCCATGACCATCGCCTACGATGGCGACGACTTCGAAAAACAGGAAGGCAGCGATGGCTACGTCATCTACATCCGGAAGCACAACAGCGTTGCGTCCCTGATGTTCCGATTGCAGCAGGGGCACTACCTCATTACGCTGTTGCGCCAGCTCCACGAGGCGAGCCTGGCGGCCGACGGCGTGATGTACAGCTTCAACGCGACCAACCTCAAATCCCAGGACGAGGTGGCGTCCGGTCGCATCCTGTTCAAAAAGCATGCTGACATGAAGTGGGGCGACAGCGCGAACCCGCTGGAGTTCACCGCGCACTTGCAGGTGGACAAGATCGTCGGCGGCTCTGCGACTGAAGCGTAGGGAGGTGAGTCTTGCGGATTGTGCATTTCGAGCTCGATGATCGCGACGGCAAGCCGCACCTGTACGAGGTGGAGCTTTTTTCCTGCGACGAGAACGCGGCGCTGCAGCTCATGGTCGGACAGCCGGCGCTTGAGATCGTCGCCGATCTTCTCGGGTCCCTGGCTCCGGCGCTGGCCGATGGTGGCTTTGAGGTGATGATGCGCGAGGGCAAGCTCTCTGAGTTGGCCTCCACGCTGATCGGCAAGGTCGACGTGTCCCGCGTGTCCCGCGTGATGGGTCCGTTGTTTGCGATGCTCCAGGAGCAGGGCGGCCCCGAGGTCATCGCCCGCATCTTCGGCCGCACCAAGCGCCAGCTTAAGGTCAAGGAGCTGCGCAGCGTGCCGACCACATCTGGGGACGGCAAGCCGAAAGACTACATCGAGCAGGCCCTGTCGGATCCCGACCAAAGGGACGCAGCCTTCGGCGATGGCAACATGGCCGAGTATTGGCTGGCCGCCCTGATGGTCTTGGTGGTCAATTTTTTTCACGTTGGGCGGGACCGACCCGCGACGTGGAGCGATGCTGTGAAGAGTCTGACCGGCGGACTATTGCAGCCCTAGGAGATGTCCACGATGCCGACGCCGAGGAAAGATTCCAGGACCGCCAGCGGGAGGCCGCGCGGGTCGAGGATTCGCTAGGGGCGTCATGGCACGGGAGACAGTTTTGGTATGTCGCCACTCGCCTCAATATCCCGCCCGCAGTCATGGCGGCCACTTGGTCGTATGACGAGGTATTCGAGGCGTATCTGTATCTTCGCTTGCAGTATCTGCGTGAGGGACCCGGGGGCGCATGATGGCGCTGTCTGAAGTCCACACTGTATTTGACTTCAGGTTCAACGCCGGGCGTCTGTCCGCCATCGAGCGAGGCACGAAGCGCAGCGCACACCACCTGTCGACCACGGCCAAGAAGGCCGAGCTATTCCAGAACCGCGTGGTGGGCGGACTGCGCCGCGCGGGCCAGGCGCTTGTCGCTTTTGGTGCCTACCGCGCGTTGCGGTTCTTTACGTCCGACTTCGCGCAGGCCGCAGATGAGAACGCGAAGTTCGCCGACGGCCTCGGCATCTCGACCGAAGCTTACCAAAAGCTGACCTTTGCCGCTGGGCTCGCAGGGGTGACCCAAAGCGAGCTCAACACAGCGCTGCCGAAGTTCGCTAAATCCGCTGCCGATGCCGCCGACGGCTCCAAGGCCATGGCCGACGCATTCGACCGGGCGGGTCTGAAACTGCGCGGCGGCAAGTTCCTTGGTGACCCGATCAAAATGATGACGGCGTTTGCCGACGGGCTCAAGAAGGTCAAGGATCCGATCCGCCGCGCGCAGATCCTTCAAAACGCCTTTGGCCGGTCTGGTAAGAAAATGGGCGTACTGATGTCCGGCGGCGCCGAGGGCATCAAGAAGGCGATGCGCGAGGCCGAGAAGTACGGCTTTGTCTTGAGCCGGAAGCAGCAGAAGATCGCCGAGGACTACAACGATGAGATGTTGCGCACAAAGATGGTCTTCACCGGCCTGCGCAACCAGTTAGCGCTGAAGCTACTGCCGGCCATCAACAAGCTACTGCGCGGATTTACGGCATGGGTTCGCGAGGGGAACAACCTCGAGAAGCTCACCAGACGATTGAAGACCGGCGCCATCTTCGCGGGCATCGCCATCGGCGCAATGATCACTACGTCGGTGCTGCGCAAGGTTGGCGGATTCGTCAAGGGCGTGTGGGCCGGTGTGCATGCAGTCCGCGCGCTCAACATGGCAAGTGCGGCGGCCGCGGCAAAGGTGGCGTTGTTGTTCGCAGGGTTCGCGCTGGTCTATCTCATCATCGAAGACCTGGTCTATTTCGCCCAGGGCAAGGATTCGCTGATCGGTCGCATCCTGGGGGACTCGCAGCTCGCCAAGGATCTCAAAACGGCGCTGCTCGACATGGCCAAGGCGGCCAAGGATGCGTGGGGCGAGATCGGACCGGCGCTCGCGCAATCGTGGAAGGAGCTAAAGCCGGCGTTGGCAGAGCTGGGCGCAGCCATGCAACCGCTCATCGGTCCGGCGTTCCGCGGCGCTGTGCAGTTGATGATTTTTAGCTTCAACGGCCTGGCGTGGGCGATCCGCATCGCGTCCGATCTGCTCGTGTTTCAGACCAAGGCCTGGAAGGGCCTTGCCGTTGGCGTCGGGTATGCTGGCCGAGGGCTGCAAGATATGATCAAGTGGCTGAGCAAGATCATCGACAAGGCCACGACGGCAATCAACGCCATCGGCAAGCTCACAGGGCTGACCGGCAAGACCAGGGTGGGGGGCCGCATCGCAGCCGGGGGCTTGGCCGAGACGTTGAACCGGTACACCGGCAAGGGCGGCGGCGGCGCGGCCGGCGGAACCCCGATGATCCGCGGCATGCTTACCCCCGCCCCGGCCATGGCCTACGCTGCCGGCACCATGCGGCCGCCCCTTGTTGCAGGCGGCGGAACGAACGTAACGACCCACGTCGCGCCCGGCGCCATCCCGCTCAACGTGTACGCGTCCGGTGACCCTAGGCAGATCGCCGAGGCCGTCAACGACAGGCTGGATAAGGGGATCAAAAAAGCGTTCACCAAGGCAAGCCGCGATCTCAAAAAACCGCCAGCGGGGCAAAGATAATGCCCACAGAAATCTACGATCCTAAAAACCTGTTTGCTGCGGCGTTCGCGTTTGATGCCGATCTGCAATGGGCCGAGGTGCACGAGTACGAGTTGGCCAAGCGCAAGGTTGAGGGCATCGGCACGAAAAACGACTACATCGCATCGAAGCCCATGCTCGCAACAGTGGAGGGCAAGATCACCTCGATGGCCGTCGAGCCCGCTGTGTACAACCCCACCAAGCTGGTCAACGTGCGCGATGAGCTCGTGGCCTTGGCTGACAAACAGGCCGAGGTGGTGGTGGTGTCGGAACTCTACGTCGGGACCCTGGTGATTCAGCGCGCCGAGATTTCCAAGGGCGTTGATGACGGGTACTCGTGGAGCGGCAAGCTCACACTGGCCCCCATTGAGTCGACCATGCCGGGCACCGCGCAGGTCCCCGCGTCCAAGCTCAGGGCGAAGGTCGAGAAGCGCGGCGGCGCAAACAAGTCCGGCGGCAGTGGATCCACCGGGGGCCTCCCTAAATCAACCGCGCTGAAGGGCGCACTTAGGCTCGGGTGGCTGTGATGGCGTTCATCGTCGAGAGAGAGTTGGAGCCCATCGAGCCGGCCGAGGCGGTGCGCGAGTACACCTATGAGGACGTCGATCTGGGCGATGAGTCCTGGAACTACCGCATCTGGTGGAATGACCGGGCCGAGCGCTGGAACATTGACCTGTGGACGAGCGACGGCGAGAAGGCGATCATTGGCAAACGGCTCGTCCCCAACTACCCAATCGGGTGGGCGAACACGGGCCGCAAGCCCAGCGGCGGGCACCTGTTCCTGTTAGACATCGGCGACGAGACCGGTGACGATGCGTGCACCTATGAGGGCCTCGGTCATCGTTGGAGGCTCTCGTGGGTCACTGGCAGCCCCGACCCGTCAACACGGCCCTGGACGATTACGGTGCCATGATGGTGGCCGCGGAGAAAAGACGGGTCATCGAAATATTGATCGGCCCCCCGGGCTCACCCGGCAAGCTCATCACGGACGGTGACATCGCCTTCCGTACGAAACACTACAAGGGCAGCAAGCCCAACGAGGGAACGGCGGTCATTGCCAACCTGAGCGACGCCACCGTCGCCGCCATTGAGGCCCCTGGCAACGTCATGCAGATCAGGGCCGGGGTCGGCTCCCCGGGCAAGCTGTTTTACGGCGACATCCTCAAGGGGTCGGGCGTCACCACGAAGGAGAGCACACCGGAGCGGGTGACAACGGTCAAGGCCAAGGATGGCCACCGGGCATTCCGCGATCTCACCGCGTCGCTCGCCTACCCGCCCAACACTCCCGTTGCTCAGGTGGTCAAGGACCTGGTCGCGCTGGCACAGGCGTCCGACCGACTCGTGCTCGGCCTTGGCAGCGTGTACCCCACGGACAGCTTCCCGGCCGGGTGGGCATGCTCCGGAAAGTGGCGCCGCGCGCTCACCGAGATCCTTGCTCCGCGTGGGTACTACTGGACTATCCAGGGCCGCGTGATCTACATCATGCAGCAGTCGGCGCAGCCCCCCGGAAACGTCCCGCTCGTCAGCCCACAGACCGACATGGTGGGCTCGCCGACCCGGACGAAAAAGGGGGTCAATTTCGTGTCCCGCCTCAACCCGGCGGTAGTGGCCGGGTTCGGCGTGATGATCAAGTCGCGGTCCATCAACGGGCTTTACCGCGCGGCCGTTGTGGAGCATGCTGGAGGCAAGCGTGGGCTCGAGTGGAAAACGCAGGCGCAGTGCGAGGCCATCAGATGACGCCCGAAGATCTGACGAACGTGATGATGGACGAGGAAGACGCCGACGGCGTGGAGGTCGACCTGACCGAGCTCCTCGAGGATGTCATCAACATCGCCTTGCAGAGCGCCACCGGCCCGCTGGTCGGTACGGTCGAATCATACGACGCAGCGACAAACCGGGCGTCCGTTGTCCCGGCTGTGCCGCTGCTCGTGGAGGGCGAGCCGCTCGTCCCGCCGAAGCTTCCGAGCGTGCCGGTGGCGTGGTACGGCAACGCTACCAACAGCTACAAGTTCCCGCTCGTGAGCGGCACCACGGTACAGCTCGCGCCCGAGGGGCATGACCACAGCGGGTGGTTTACGACCGGCGCGGTTGCCGTGCCCGCGGTTGAGGATAGGCGCTTCTCGGTGTCCGACCTCGTGGCCTACCCATTGGCGCCTACCCCCGTCGCGGCGCCGCCCGACCCGACGTCGTACAGTGCAGCGGCGGCGGTGCTGTACGGGCTCCACCTCGTCGGGAGCAGCGCTGCCAGCAAAGCGGTGGGGCTCCATGGGGACCAGTGCCCATACTCTGCGGCGATGGCAACGTGGATGGGGCAGGTGGAGGTGTTCCTGAATGGTCTTGTGTTGGGCACTGTCAGCCCGGTGTCGTCGACGTTCGGATCGGCCGGGATCGCGTCCCTCACCGCAACCGCAACAAAGCTCAAGGCGGAATAACAATGACCGACTTCTACATCGACCAGAGCACAGGCCTAATGGAGGTGAGCGGCGGCAAGGTGCGTGAGGTGAGCGACCCCATCGAAGAGGTCAAGCAGCGCGCGCTCATTGCGGTGCAAACGCAAAGCGGTGAATGGTTGTACGATACCACCGCTGGCTTGCCGTGGACGGACGAGATACTCGTTAAGGGCGTCCGCACCGGACAAGTCGCGTCACGCGTCCAGGCATATCTCCTCACCGTGGAGGGGATCACCGGATGCACCGATGTGCGGGTCACGCTCGCAGACAGGCAGTTGACGATCACCTGTATCATTGAGATCCTGGAAACGGTGACAGCACCATTCAACGCGACTGCGGCGGTGACATGATGGCGACTACCCCATATTTCAACGGCAACGGCTTGCGGGTTCTCACCCTCCCAGAGGTCCGGGACAACATGCGCGAGTCGACCGAGAGCCATTCAGACCTCGGCGCCGAGGTTTCGACCGGATCAAGCTCGTTGTACGGGATGTTCCTCGACGTCGTGGCCGCCGGCATCCACGACTGCTACGAACTGGTCAACGACATCTGGGCGGGGCTTGACCCGGACCAGGCCGAGGGGGTGGCGCAGGACGCCGTTAACCGATTGCGCGGGGCGGTGCGCAACCCGGAGAGGTACTCCACTGTCGAACTCACGCTGACGGCGACGAGCGCATGCACCGTGCCGGCGGGGTCCACCGTGGCCATCCCCAACGGGGGCGAAAGGTTCATCACCGACACCGCGGTTGTGTTCGGCGGTGCAGGGTCTGACACTGTGCAGGCGACGGCCGAAAATCCGGGACCTGTAGAGGCTGCCGCTGGCGCCATCACCAGTATCGTCACCGGAGTGAGCGGGTGGAGTGCGGTCACCAATGTCGCGGCCATCGACGCCGACGAGATGGGGGAGGACGTCGAGACGAGCACGGACTACCGACTGCGCAGCGAAGATACCGCGCTTGGTTCCACCACCGAAGAAGCCGTCTACACTCGCATCTCCGAACTCGACGACGTCGACGCCGTGGTAGTGCTCTCCAACCGCGACCCGCTCGAAACCGACTCCGACGGCATCGACCCGGGGGAGGCGTGGATCATTGTGCACCCGAGCACGGCCGACGCCGACGGCATCGCAGAGGCGATCTGGGGAACGGCTGGTGTGGGCTTTGGGATGGGAATGAAGGGATCTCAGACGGCCACGGTTGAGGACGCCAGCGGGGAGACCGAGACCATAGCATGGGATTGGGCCACAGCGGCTGACGTCCACGCCTACGTCGGCGTCACGACTGACAGCGACTACCCGGCCACCGGTGACGATCTCATCGAGGCGATTGTCATCGAGTATTTCGCGACCCTTGGCGTGGGTGACGATGTCTATCCGGCGCAGATCGCCGGCGCTGTAATCAAGGGCGTTGGCGATCTGGCGGCGGTGCCTGGAATCAAAACCATCGTTGTGGGCGTCAAGCTCAGTTCCACGGCTGGCGCGGGCGACACGTCACCGCTGGCCCTGGATGTCAACGAGTATCCCGATCTCGACGAGACCGACGTGGTGGTGGTGAGCACATGAGCAGCCCCGTCAGCAAGATCGCGGACCACGCCGCCCGGCTCAAGGCCGACATCCTCGGTCAGTTTCACGGCGACCCGGTTGCGCTTGCTATCTGTGACGTCGTCGGCGACGAGCTGCAGCGCCTGGAAAATCTGCTGTACGACGTGGCGGTGAAGTCCCGCCTGGGCAGCGACGCCGAAGGGGCCATCCTGGATCGGCTCGGCAAGATCGTGCGGGCTCTTCGGCTGAGCCTTGACGATGAGCGTTACTTGAATCTGATCAGGGTAGCGATTGCGTCCAGTGATTCCGAGGGCGGGGTTGATGACGTCCTGTGGATCATCAACCAGCTCACCGGCGAGAATGTCAAGTATTACCAAAAGAAGCCCCGGGCAGGGCGGCTTGAGTACACCACCACCGACCCGGTGACAGGGGAGTATCAGGACGAGGCTGTGCGACTCATCGAGAAGGCCGCCCCGGCGGGCGTCAACGTGGAGATCTGCGAGGGCATCCCCAGCCTGGTCAAACGATACGACACCGGCCCCGGCTATGGGACGGGCGCCTATGGGCGCCGGGTCGACGGTCACGACATGGACGACTTGACCGACCTGCTGACGGATGGCGACGCCGAGGCGGCCGGGTGGGCGGCGTGGGTCCCGCTCAATAGCCCGACGCTGTCCAAAGAGACTGGCAGCCCCGACCCGGTGGAGGGGAGCCAGTGGGGCAAGATCGCATACAACGGCACGTCGCTTCCGTTGGTGGCACAGACGGTGCTCACAATCGGGAAGCGATATTGGCTGACCGGCAGCTCGGTCGGCGACGGGGCATCGGGTAATCTGTTGATTGCAGATGGCGCCACCGCTGTATACACCGGGGGCACATCCAGCGCTTGGAAGGACATCAACGAGGTATTCATTGCGACCGGGACGGCGCTACAGGTGATCGCCAACGTGAGCGCGGCCGGGTGGGCCGGATTCGACAACCTCAGACTCTATGAGATAGTGACACCATGAGCGAAGTCAACACGAGACCGACACTGGGCGATAACGTCGGGTGGAACACCGGCGGAACCGGAACCGAGACCGACCCCACAGCGGAGCGCGCCGCCGGGTGGGCCAACGCGCAGACCCCGGGCCACGACGAAGACAATTATATGTATGCACGGTGGGGCGAGATGATCCAGTGGATCGAGGCCAACGCGCCGCGCCGATGGGATGAGCTTGCTGAGGCTATCGGTGCAGCATCCGTCGATGATATTTTTTACGTAGTGCCTCCGACTGCGTCTGGCATCAGTTATCGTGGCGCATCCAAATTCAACACTGCGGGGCTCGGCAGCGGTGGCGCAGTGTCCGACGTGCGCTGTGACGGCGAGCTTGTTTTTTATACCCAAGGGGTGTCGAGCGACGAACTGCTCGCCGTCAACGCAGCGGATGGCCAGGATGGGGCGGGCGGGTCAACCTACGTCTGGACCGCAACACCGAGCGCAGGCAACGCCCTCTTTGCGCTGGCATGTGATGGGGTCTACGTGTGGTATGTCAGCAACGGGAGCAACGCGGGGATCTGGCGACGTGACCGCGCCGACGGCGGCAACCCGACCAACAACAGCACCACGCGTCACAGTCACAGTCGGCTCCGTTCCAACGGGGCACACGTCTGCGGCATCAACGGCAGCCCCGGCGTGGGCTATGTCGACGTGTGGACATGCGCAGGCCCCACGCTCGTCGGCAGCACAAACACCGGCAGCGGCGGCGCCGGCCTGCTCGGATTGGCCATCGATCAAGACACGCACTACTGCGGCGGCGTGCGAAACACCGACGACGTATGGGCATACGTCAACAGCTCGGCCGTCCTCAAGTGGCAGGTCACCCTCGACACCAACGCGCCCACGGTCAGGGCAATTGCCGCCGACGGCGATTTCGTGTATGTGGGGACGGATGACTTCGCGACTGCTGCGGGGCCGAATAAAAACCTTTTTTGCCTGGATCGCACCACCGGGGCGCTGCTCTGGTCGGATCGCGTGGGCGGGGCGGTCAACTGCCTCAACCTCGAAGTCGACGACCAATATCTGTACTTCGAGGACTCGACGAACAACATGCACATGATGCGGCTCCATACCTCGATTCCGCTCGGCAAGGTGGCGGCCACCATCGCAAATATTGGCGACGACTTTGACGTTGATGGCGCGTCCATCTATTGCCGCAACTCTGGCACGTCTGGCAACCTGCTGAGAATAAACACGCTTGACGGGCCGAAGCGGTTTTATATGCCAAAACTCACTAGCCCGACCTACCGCAGGCCGTTCTACAATGTGGCGATCCCGGTCGTGGGTGGCTAGGCCCAAGACGGTTGACGCGACCCCCATGGTGGGGGATAATCAACCCAACTGAGACGCAGACCATAGGAGATTCCGATGAGCTTCAGACATGTACCGTACACCGGGACGAGCAGCGACTACGAGGTCGCCATTAGCTCGGACAACGCGGCCCCCACTGTGGTGGGCGACGCCAACGTGGATTTTCGCAACGCCAACCGCTACAAGGGGCCGAAGGCGGTCACCATCAAGGGGCGGTTCACCGGCTCGGCTGCGGCGTCCGTCGACATCACGGTCACTCTGTACCAGTGGGATCCCGACGCCAACGCCGGGAGCGGCGCGTGGCACGTGTGCAACGGCGGATCCATGATCGGAACCGACGGCTATCCTAGCCTCACCGCCGGCGGCATGATCCGCGTGGAGACCGACCCCAACTGTCGGTATGGATACCTCCGTGTCAACGGGCTGGCCGCCAACCAGGTGGCCGAGCTCATGGTCACCAAGGTGGAGTAATCATGTCCAAGCGACGCAAGCTCATCGCGGCCGGAAGCGTCGCGACAACGGTTGTCGCTACCGCCGTTCTGGCCACGCTCATCGTGGGAGGCGGCAAGGCGGTGCACCACAATACATCCCTGGACGCGTCCAGCAAGACCGCGCTACCGGGCGACTGGCGGCGGGGGTACTCTCGCACCGGGGAGATCTGTTACCCGCAGGACGCCACCGGCACAACCGCGGCATGTTTCGCGGCTGGCGCAGTGCCCTACGCGCACGACGCCACGGACATGGGCTGGGCCATCGAGCCAGCGCAGACCAATCGCTTCCCAGTCAACCAGGGCGGCGCGTGTGGCGGTGCCCCGTGGGTCTGCGCCACGGCCACGATGGACAGCACCGCGGCAGCTCCCGACGGCGGGAGCGACGCGATTGACGTAACCTTCGGCGGCGGCACCATCGACGCTACAGCGACGGGGTATTCCAACAGCACCGCGCTCGACCTGCGCTTGTGGGCGAAGTGCCCAGGCGGGGGCACGCTCGACATCGCGCACCAGGGCAGCACCGGCGCATGGTCTGTCGACGCAACGGCGATGGGCACGGGGTGGAACCTGCTGACTCCGTCGCACAGTGCGGTCACCGAGACGACGGGCATGGAGTCCGACGGATCCGGCAACCTGCGCCTGCGCCTGTCGGGTGTTGACTGCGCGTTCTGGGGCGTCACTGCCACCGAAGCGCTCGCATACCCACGGTCCACTCGGTTTATCGGGACGGTGCCCACGTCGGACGCTACGGGCTCAACAGTGGGCGCGGCATCGTGGACCGTTGACAACGCCCTTGGGTCCTATTGGGCGGCGTCCGGCGTCACCAAATCACAGACGGTGACTGCGCACAATGGATCGTGCTGGAGCTACTCCGGACACACCATCACACTGAGCGGGTGTCATGGCATCATGTATGCCCTATCGTTGACGTGGAGCTATTAGCATGGCCATCAGCAACCCATTCGCGCACAGGCCGCTGACCATCGACGGCAGCGGCGACCCTGGCGAGATCAGCCTGACCAGCGCGTCGGACATCACCGCGCCCACGGGCACGCCAGACACCGACGATGACAACGTGTGGAGCGTGCAGCGCACTGGCAACGGTGCGCAAAATCTCGAGGTCGGCAAGACCTGGCAGCTCAAGGCGCGCTTTTCCGGCAGCGCCGAGGCCGCGGCCGATGTGTTGATCACGCTCTGGTGCTACGACCGGACCACCGAGGAGTGGTACGCGCTCGCCGCAATGCGGGTGCTCGGGTCAAGCGGACTGGGCACGGTCGACGTCGGCAACTGCAAGGACATCGCCGCGCCCATCGGCACGAGTTACGTGGGCGCCGAGGTGGTCGGGCTGGCGGCTAACCAGACGCTGCATCTCGTGCACTACGAGGCGCACCCGTGAGTCCCCGCGCTGGCGACCGGCGCAGAATCACCGGGAGGCAAATCGGAGCGGCAGGAGCTGGCGCAGCGATGATCGCGATCGCGATCGGCGTGCTGTCTACCATCGGCGGCAGCGGCTCGAACATCCCGACGCCAGCGCATGAGACTGTACGGATTGACCTGCTGGCGTCTCGGGACCTGGACACAACGACTCCGTGTGGTCTGCCCGCTGGTGGCACTGGCGACACCAAGCCCCGCGTATCAGACCAGACTTGGACGCGCACCGGCGGCTCCTCGTGCTACCCGATCAGCGCGACGGCGGCGCAGTGTTTCGACGCGACCGAAATCCCCTACACGGTGGATGCGACGGGGCTGGGTTGGGTCGTAGAGCCGGATTCTGTCAATCGTATCCTGTACTCCGGGCTGGGTGCGGCACCAAATTGCACCAATTGGACGTGTGTCACATCTACTATTGACGCTACCACTGACCCGACAGGCGGCAGCTACGCTGCGGCCATTACTCACGGCGGCGGCACCGTAGACGCTGCAGGCACTGGCTACGCAAACAGCGCCGCAGTCTATCCCCGTGTTTGGGTTAAGTGCTCCTCGGGGACGCTCACCATCGCACACCAGGGTGGCACCGGATCTGGCACCGTGGATTGTACGGCGCTGGGTGGCGTGTGGTCGCTCGTGACCCCCACCAATGTGGCCTCGTGGACATCCACGGGAGCTGGTGTGGTTACCATGCGATTCAGCGGGGCCGATGCGTCCGTGTGGGCTCCGACTGTCACAGAGGAGCCCGGCACCGGGCTGTCCGTAATTCCCACGGGGGCCGCCGCAGTATCGACGGGCGATCCAGAGTGGGCTATCTCCAACGGGCTCCGCAATACTGGATCACAGCTCCTTGTGGACGGGGATATGGAGGCCGTGGGAGTCGGGGATTGGACGGCTATCAGCTCTGCGGCAATGACAAAAGAATCAGGAACCCCACACAGCGGAACCCAAGTGTTGAGGGTGGCGTATGGCGGGATCACGAATCCAATGGCTCGCCAATTTATCCTGAGCGTTGGGACTGCATACAGGGCTGTTGGATGGTGGCGTGGTGATGCAACATACCTACCAAGGCTGACTGATGGAGTTGTGGTGCTAACGTCCGGAACCACATCCACAGCATGGCAACCCGTTGACCATACATTCATTGCCGCTGGGTCTGGGTTCACTCTCCTATGCAATGCAAGCGGCGCGGGATACTGTGAGTTTGACGACTTCACTGTCTATGAACAAGAGTCCTACGGCGCGTACTACCGCCCAGGAGACACTGTTACGCGGTCCAACAGGATCTTTTACGGGACCTGTTGGGACCCCCTCACAACCACCGGGGACCTGTTGCTATCGGGGCTTGATGGTACGCAGTGCGCTGGTATTTGGTACGGACTACAGGTGACACCATGAGCGCAGCAATCATCGCCCTGGCCATCCTGAGCCAACCCGCACCCGTGCCGATGACATACGGGATCGTGGAGTGCAACGGATGGCCGTTGTCCGTGGGCCAAGTCACGGATGATGGGATCCGCGTAGTGTCTAATCACGTGCGCATCTCCCGCGCCATGACGCGGCTCGTCCACGTCGCGACAAAGCGCCGAGCCAACATGGTTGCGCACAAAATCGGCAGTCGGGAGACCGGTTGGACTGTTTGGTCCATCCGCACACCTACGAGGGTCGCTGCGTTGATTGCCGCATCCCCCGCTTGTCGTGTCGCGCTCACCTACGCGCAGGTCATACAGCTTGCCCCGGCCTGGCGCAACTGGATCGCCGAGCGGTCCACCTGCTACGGGTCGGCCACGTGGCGTGGTCGGGCCTATTCGGTGTGGCCCTGTGTCTGGTCAACGTCCAGGGCAGGGCATGGCAGCATTACCAACCTCGCAGCAATCGGCCCCGGTGTGATCGCCGGTGGTAGCGGCGCAGAGGCCGCAGGAGTGACGCAATGACCGAGAAGCAACTATCGATTTGGAAGTGGACCGGGCGCGTGCTCGTGCTGCTCGCCGGTCTGCTCGGCATCGTGGCAGCGGCCGACTACATGCCCACCATGGTCAAGCAGTACAGCGCGCTGGCCGTCGCTCTGTTGGGCTTCGCTGCCCGATGGGTCGAGCAGCAGCTCCCCGCGGTCAAGGGGCCGAAGGTGCCGCCCGCGATGATTCTGCTCATCATGGCCGGGTGCCTGATGGCGTCGGCCGGATGCAAGGGCCCCTATGACGCCGCCTGGCGCACGCTCGACAGCGTGCAAAAGGCGCAGGCGCTCACCGCTAAGCAACTCGCGTCGACGGTCAAGGCGAAGCACGCTGCGTGCCTCAAAGCGCACGGCACCAAAACTCCCGAGTACGCCACGTGCATCAAAAAGCACCGCGACGCGCTGCGCACGTGGCGTAAGATCGTGCGGCCGGTGGTCAACGACAGCGTCGCGATCACCGTGGCAGCGATCCAGGTCGCCGAGCGGGCGAAGGATGATAATGTCAACTGGATCGTGCTGCTCAGACCCGCGGTGTGCGGTCTGGCCAGGGCGGTCAAACAATGGGCGCAGTGGTTCGGCGACCAGGGCGCCGCCGTGCTGGGCGCTATCAAAATGATCGAGGGGGCAACCTGTGAGTGACACCGACCCGAACGCCGCGCTGATCGCGGGCATCGCCGGAGCCGTTGGGCTCCTGATCAAAATGATCGCGGACATGACGGGCGAGCCGGTCGCCGACGTGACTAAGCGCGTGCTCGCGCAGGTCGCTGCAGACGCCGCCAACCCGAGCGACGAGACCGACCCCGTCGTGGAGATCATCGACCGCAACATGCCAGGATAGGAGCGAGACCGTGGGGCCCTACATCGGACACCTAATCTCTGTGCTCGTTATGCTGGCCGGACTGGTAGGCGTCTACGTCAAAATCCAGAACGACCTGACGGCCATCAAGACCCGGCTGCAGATCGATGACAAGGGGGCGGCGGACCGTGCTGAGCTCGACCGCAGTCGTGCGCGCGACGCCGCTGAAATCTTCTGCCGCGACTCGTGCCCGCGCGCTGGTATCGGCGGCACCAATCCGCGGATCCAGCAGTACCATGGGGAGATCGCACCATGACCGAGCTTATCGCGTTTCGCCCGCCGCCCGGGACATGGAAGGCGCTCGACACCGTCGCCGTGCTCACCGACGAGCAGCTCGACGCTTTCCACGCAGACGGCTACAAGGTGATCTTTGGGTACAGCCGCCGCGACGGCACGGTGCTTGACAACCCGGTCCCCGGTGGCGAGTACGGCGACGCCGTGGCCAACGGTTGCAACAGTTTGGCGATCTCCACATCGCGCCGGTATCTGTCCAAGGGGTTCGCGTTGTCGCTCGTGCAATTCGGCGCGTTCGGCTCGGCTGGATACGGCGAGCAGCTCGGCAAGGCAGCCGCCGCCGCGTCAAGCAAGCTCGGGTTTCCAGAGGGCCACCATCACTTCGCCGATATAGAGGGCAAGGCGCCCCAGGCAGCGGGTGCCGACGGCGTCGGGCGATACGTGCAACCGTGGGCGCGCTCGTGCCGCGACGGTGGCCCCCGGGCGGGTATGTACTACAACTTCACCTGCATGAGCGCGCGACAGCTTTACGCGCTGCGTGGGGTCACCTGCTATTGGGCAGCCGCTGGCCCGGTGCCGCCGCCGCCATACCCCCGCGGCAACAGCATCGAGCAGCGCGCGCCGTCGACGCACTACGGTGTTGAGATTGACCGCGACACTATCCGCACCGACCGGATGGGCGACGGCCCTGTGCTGGTCGGTACGCGCGAGATCGTGGCGTCGTGGTACGCCGAGGCGATGGCGCAGACCATCGGGCAGCTCGGGGAGCAGCTCGCTTAGATCTGTGGTAGGGTGATCGCTCCACTACATCAGGAGCGACCCATGTTACCGATCATACTGGCGGCGACGATCTGCGCCGCGCCCGCACCGACCAAAGCCGACCGGCTCACCGCGTACATCCTCAAGATCAACCCCCGGGCGACGCACGCCAAGGAGCTCGCCGTCGCCATCCTGCGCGAAGCCAAGCGGTTTAGACTCGACCCTGCGCTGTTCGCGGCGATTGCGCACACCGAGAGCCACTACCGCACGAGCGCCCGGGGCAAGTGGTTCGAACGCGGGATCTGGCAGCTCTGGCCGTGGGCGCGCTGGCATAGGGCGTCATGGGATAGCCTGCGACAATCGCGCCACGGGCTGCCGGGGTATCCCGACGGCGACTGGCAGACCCTCGGCCGCAAGTTGCAGGTCAAGGCGTCGATGGATATCGGGATCAGCACCTATCTCGCAGCGCACCTGGTCGCCGGTCTGTTGCGCACGTGCAGGCACCGCGACGCCGCATACTGTTACGCGCGATACAACCGGCCGGCCAAGCCGCGCCGCGGCTACCAGTGGGCTCTACGGCGCAGGTCCAGGGCCATTCGGGCGGCGCTCGCTGGCCGGTAGTCCGGCCCCCTCCAGTAAAAAACGAAATAATTTAAATTTAGGGGTTGCAATGCGTCCGTGTGCAATGTATATATTAGACATGAGCGACACAGAAAACACCAACCGAACGGAGGACAGCATGGACACTATCGAAACCACGCTTTTCGCGCTCGCGGCCGAATATGGAGTTGACCTGACCTGCGGCCCGTACCAGACGGACACCGACACCGACATCACAATCCATCGGGATGATGATGGGTGGCACGTCACCGCCGACGATGGTCGCTATCTGGCCGACATGGACTGGGCGCCGAATGACGACTGGCAAGCCGGGTACATTCGCGCAGAGTTGGCTTGACCACCCACCGCCCCGGGCAACCGGGGCACATCACAGGAGATGACAATGGCGAAATCAAAGAACCGCAAGAGCATCAAAGAAACCCAGAAAAAACGCCGCAAGGACATGGCGGCGTATCTCCAAGAGGGCGGTGAAAGCAAGTACGCCCGAAAGCGAAAATATTGCATCAAAAATGGCGTGTGGGGCTTTGAAGTTCCTTACCCCAAGCCGTGGGGAAGTGCGCAGTAGTCACCGCCCCGGGCAACCGGGGCACAGGAGCACGCATCATGACCGACACACCAAAGCGCGCCCACAGGGGCGCCAGGCCGCGCAAGGCACGCAGCGAGTACGCGCTGCTCCGAGTGACCGCCGCCGCTCACGACAGGGCCGTTGAGCTCGCAAACGAGACTGGCCGCACGCTCACCGATGTAGCGAGCTCGGTGCTAATGGCAGACGACCTGCGCTTTTTGCTTGACAGCGACCGATAACGGCCTGTAGATTGACCGTAGTGCGACACATCCCGACAATCTGATTTTTACCGTCGGCCCGGTGGCAGCCTGCAGCGTCGCACCTGCACCGTCACCGGGTCGGCGATCTTTGGAGTGCGACACCATGACCATGATCAACGGATACGAGATCGGGCCGCGCGCTGACCTTGGTGACGCTGACCTTGGTGACGCGAACCTGTGTAGCGCGAACCTGCGTGGCGCTTACCTGGGTGGCGCGAACCTGGGTGGCGCTGACCTGCGTGACGCTGACCTGCGTAGCGCGAACCTGCGTGGCGCTTACCTGGGTGGCGCGAACCTGGGTGGCGCTGACCTGCGTGACGCTGACCTGCGTGACGCTGACCTGCGTAGCGCGAACCTGCGTGGCGCTTACCTGGGTGGCGCGAACCTGGGTGGTACGTGTTTGGCTGGATACCCCGGATGCACGCCCGCGGCCCTCACGTACCAGGGGTGGGATGTGCGCGACGGATGGATCTACGGTGTCAGGACCAGCAGATCACAGCACGTGGGCAGCAACGTCTACTCGCCCGGCAGCGTGCACGAAGCGCCGTACCTGAGCACCGACCACAGCACCGCGTGCCATCCGGGGATCTACATGTGCCGCGACTACGTGCACGCTGCCGAGTTGGGCTACCGCGATAGCATCGACTTGGTGCGTGTGCGGGCGCGTCATACCGACGTGGTGACGTGCGCTAAGGGCTTGCGATGCAAGCGACTGGAGGTGCTCCGATGACGCGTAAATGTGCATGGTGTGGCAGGCAGCTACCCGCCCAATTTAACGACGACCCGACCGTCCTCGAGGTGTCGCATGGCATCTGTACCGACTGCGCCGCGCAGCTCGAGGATGACGCGCGCAAGGCGGGGATCCGGATCAACGCGACGGTGATGGTGTATGACGATCCCCGCGACCCTGGCGACCCGATCACCGCCGACGACAAAAAGAAGATCGAGAAATGGATCGACAGGTTTAACTCGCGCACTACTGGAGGTAAGCGATGATGGAGCCGACCTGCCCGCACTGCGGGGGCAACATGTACGTGACGCACTATCCCGAATGGGGAGAGGTCGACGCGGTGTGCCAGTCCTGTCTCTTCGAGACGCCCACATTCGACACAGACGACGTGCTGGACGCCGGGGTGAACGCGCTCATGCGGCAGATGGAGGAGGACGAATAGATGGTACTCACCGATGCCCAGAAAACCGACATCGGCCCGCAGCCAGGGCCGGGGATCTATCTCAACGTGCCCGCCGAGCAATACTTCGCCTGGCCGTATCTCAGCAAGTCAGGGCTGAGTGACTTCGCCAAGTCGCCCGCGCTGTGGTACGGGCGGCAGACCGGCGAGATCAAGCGCAGGGCATCGGCGAGCTTCATCCTCGGTAGCGCCACTGACCTGCTGTGGGTCGAGCGCCGCCCGCTGAATCCGCGCTACGGATTCCAGGTGATCCCCAAGATCAACCCGCTCACCGGGAAGCCGATGCCCAAGACGGGCAAAGCCAGACAGGAGTACCTCGACAGTCTGCCGCCTGGCACGACAGCGATCAGCGCGGCTGTGGAGCGCACGGCGCTGCGCATGGCGACCGCGCTCGACAACAACGACCGGGCACAGCGGCTCCACGCCGGGGCGCATGCTCAGGTGTCGCTGGTGTGGCGCTGCCCGCACACCGGGATCCTGCTCAAGGGCCGCCCCGACCTGGTCGACTTCGAGAAGTTCGTACTGTCGGACCTCAAAACGACCAAGGAAATCCGGCCGTTCCTGTTCGACCGCGACGCGAGCCAGTACAACTACCACTGGCAGTTGTACCTCTATACCCAGGGCCTGGTCGCCAACGGCTGCGGGTCCTACGAGGATTGGAGCCACTGGTTGATTACGGTCGCCAACGTGGAGCCGCACGGCGTCGCGTGCAGGCCGATGCCCTCCAGCGCGCTGGAGCTCGCCGCCGAAGAGACCGCATACCACATCCGGCGTTGGTGCGAGTGCAGAGACAATAAACAATGGCCAGCCGACGACCTCGACGAGAAACCGATCGAGCTGCCGCGCTGGCGATTCAAACAAGGGACCGAGTAATGGCACTGTACGACGGAGTACGTGGGCCGAGGGGAGTACACACCGAGAAAGAATACCGCCGATCAGTGGCGGCCAGAGTACGAAACGACAGGACCCAATTCGCGTGGAAGGTATCGCTCCGGCAACGCCAGCGATTCGACGGGGCTGCAAACGGCATGCAGAGGTGGGAGGAATACAGTCAGCCAATCACTGTCTTGCCGCAGACCATGGTGGCGATTGCATCCGACCATGACGGCGGCAATGTGCTGGCGCGCGAGATGAATGACGCGCTCGCCGCGGCGAGTACAACCAAAGGGAGAAACGAAGGATGATCAAGAATCTACGAGCAAGCCTGGCGCAAGCCGGCCACATCAAAATCGGCGGTAAGGGCGAAGCGCGCCAGAGCCGCGGCGGCGGCACCTATCGCGTGCCGCAGAAGCACGACCACTTCACCATCACAACGCTACAAAGGGAGGGCAACGACAAGAACGGCGATCTGATCACCGACGAGAAGATCATGTCGCAGCTCGCCGCCGAATACGCCGACCAGGACGGCAAGATCCGCACGCTGCCGATCGTCGTGCATAGCGACGATATCGACCTCGTGTTTCCGACCGCATACGTGAGCTACCGCGGCCGGTCGATATACTGTCGCGGCGATGGCGAGACTGCCGAGCGGCGCGTGTACGACGACCGCGGCGAGTGGCAGGGTGAGGTCAAAACCGTTGACTGCCCGTGTGACCTGCTGCAGCCCGACGCCAAGGGCAACCGGCGATGCAAATACAGCGGCGCGCTGCACTGCTCATTGCGCGTGCCTGGGCAGGCCGTGGCCGGTGCCGTGCACCGATGGCGCACCACGTCGCAGATCTCCTGCGAACAGATGTACGGCTCGCTACTGCAGATCATCGAGACGGTGGGGATCCTCAAGGGCCTGCCGCTGGTACTGCGCGTGCGCCCGGTCCAGGTCGACCCCGTCGGCGGGCGGCCGTCGACCGTGTACGTCTGTCACGTGGAGCTGCGCGCCGAGAATCTGCAGGCGGTGCAGCGGCAGGCGCTCGAACTCGCCCAGATGCGCGGCGCGCTCAACAACCAGATCGCCGCGGCCCAGGCTGGCAGCTACCGCGCCATGTTGCAGGAGCCCGGGACCGGCAGCGCCGAGGATCTCGAGGCCGAGGGAGAAGAGTATTACCCCGACGCCATCGACACCGCGGCCGAGCCTGTCGCCACCGAGCAGCCGAGCTACGCCGACGCGCCGCTGGCTGGCATCATGCCGCCCGCCGAGACCACGGCACCAGCGCCTGCACCGGTGGTCCCGATGTCCAAGGTGGTAGACCACGCGCCAGTGCCGCCCGCCGCCCCTGCAACGCCCGAGTCTGAGCCGGAGCCGCCGAAGAAGCGCACACGCCGGACCACGTGCAAGTCTTGCGGCGAGATGTTCGGGCCTGGCATCGTCAAGAATGGCGCGTGCACCGACTGCCGAGCCAAGGCTAGCGCGCCCGACGCCGAGCCGGAACCCGAGCCACCGGCCAAGCCCGCCGACCACGCGCCGGAGATCGGCAGCGGCCCGCCCGCGACACCGTACCAGCGCATGCAGGCGATGGTCCGGGACACGATCCAGAAACGGGGCGTTGATCAGGGCAGAGTCGTTGCCGCCATCGCGCAGGCCTGGCCGGACTACGAGGCGCGCACGCAGGCGCAGACGTGGACCGACGACGACATCGACACCATGGAAGGCGTGCTCGGGGGGCTCGAATGACCATCGACGCCGAGCGTGTGATCGTCGCTGCCGAGCGGCTCTACAGCACCGCCTGCGCGCTGCGCGATTGGGCGACGGCTCACCCGCAACTGTCCGGCATACCGCAACCGCTGCAAGCCGTCATTGACGCCGCGGAGTGGTACGCCGATCAACTCGAACAATTCCACGCGAGCGAACCACAACCAAATGAAGAGAAAGGAGATCCTCGCCTGGATGTCAGCCGGTAGTGCCCGGGCGCAACAAAAAGCACAACAAACGCTCGCAGCTCGCGCAGGTCGCCCCATTCGGGCCGGGATTCGATACCCGGGCGAGCATATGGACGACGGATGGACTCACGTGCTGGCGGTGTGCGCAATGACGCGCGACGAGCGCCTGCGCGCAATGCAGGGAGGACAGGATGCCGATACAGCCGAAGACACTAAGGTGCGGCGAAAGGCTCAGATGGTACAGTCTGCCGGTGCGGGTGACAGAGTTCGTGCGGGCGTGGAGCGGGGACCGAGTAATCGGCGGTACGGTGTGGGTGAGCGGCAGGCCGCGCTCGGATCAACCGCTGGATCTGATGGAGTTCTGCGCGGCGGCCAAGCGGCCGAGAAAGGCGAGACGATGACAGGCGACGACATCAAAAAGGGGCGCTACTACCGCGCCGTCAATACCGTGTGGTACGTGCTGCACATCTGGGAGCCGAGCGACAGTAGCCCAACCCGCTCGTGCGAAGCCATCCGGGTCAAGGATCCAACGAACCCCGCGACGTCGCAGGTCATGGATTGCAGCGCGCTCGCCGCGGTGGTCCGGTGCGAGGTGGTGCCGACCTTCGCCGACGTGGAGAAGCCGCAGCCGGATAGCTTTATCGCGGGGTTGCTTGGATGATACGCAACCCATCCCGCCACGAAGCGCTTGCAGTGCTGCGCGGCGAGCTCGCCGCATACCCGGAGCGCAGCGCCGAGGCCAAGGCACTGCAGCGCGTGATCGACGTACTGATCAACCAGGCTCGGCCGTCGGCGCCATCACCGAGCGCGGATCCCGGGTTCGGGCGGCGCGGCGAGGATCGCTTTCTGAAGGGGTTGCTCGAATGACAACTGAGTACACGTTCTCAATGCTGGCGCAGGATCCTGGTTACTGTAGGATGGCCATCGAGCTAGAGCCTGGAGAGGCAGCGCCGGAGATCAGCGTCTACGCGCTGCAGCCGCCGGACGGCTATCGCTGGGAGACCGACGACGAGTTTCGTCAGCGCATCTTGGAGCACATGACCAATGGGTAAAGCCAGCCGAGCAAAGGGCAAGCGGGGGCAGTTGTACTGCCGCGACCTGATGCGCAGGGTGTGGCCCAAAGCCAAGTCCACGAGCGACCAGTACAACGGCGCCGATTACTGCGATGTGGAGAACACACCGTTCTGGATCGAGTCAAAACACGGCGCCCGGATCAACCTCTGGGCTGCGCTCAGGCAGGCCGAGGAAGATAGCGCCGACGCCGGTGATACCAGGCCCATAGTGTTATATCTGCGCCTTGACCGCCGCCCGCCGGTGATCGTCATGCGCGCCAATGACTGGATCGACCGCGAGGCCGCGGCGGTCCTAGGGAGGATGTTTCGTGAGGATTGAACACACGAGCGGCGAGATCGAGATCTTCGACTGCGGCCCTGCCGCCATGCGCGAGATCAAAACCACGCTGACGCTGCCCAATCCGCGATACATCGGCGCCGTCAAGGCCGGTAAAAAGCCGTTCGGGATACCCAAGGTGCTCGAATACTACACGACACACGGGGACACCGGGTTGACCATCCCGGGCGGCTGCATGCAGATGGCGATCACCGCCGCCGACCGCGCGGGCGAATCCGTTGAGGTCGAGATGCAACTGCAGACGCTGCCCGAGGTTGACTACAAGTTCCGCGGCGACCTGCGACTGTATCAACTCGCCGCGCTGGCTCAGGTGACCCGGCGCGACTTCGGCGTGCTCGAGGCGCCGACCGGCAGCGGAAAGACCGTCATGGGTTGCTACGCCATCGCGCAGCGACGACAGCCCGCGCTGATCACGGTGCACAACCGGATGTTGCAGGCGCAGTGGGTCGACGCCGTGGAGCAGTTTCTCGGCGTGGAGGCCGGGACTATCGGCGGCGGCAAGCCCCGGCACATGACCAGCCCGGTGATCGTCGCGATCATCAATTCGCTGGCCAGGTGCGCCGACGTGCTGGCCGAGGATATCGGTCACCTGGTCGTCGACGAGTGCGTGCCAGCCGGAACAATGGTTGATGGCGTGCCGATAGAGCAGCGCAGAGTCGGCGATCGAGTCGAGTGCGTGAACCACTCCACCGGCGCGGTTGTGCGACGCAGGGTGACGAAAACGTACTTCAGTCAGCCAAGCAGATTGATATCCCTTTGCCTACGCACCGGATCCGCGCTAGTGTGTACACCTGGTCACCCGGTGTACACGCGCCGCGGGTATGTGCCCGCACTGGAGTTGCGCGCCGGGGATTTCGTCATTGAAAGGAAACAGGATGAAACCGAAGACTTGCGACGTGTGCGGGAAGAAGTACACCCCGAAGAGTTGGAACTCAACAATGACCCCGTACTGCTCTCCGGAATGCAGGGCCCAACGAAGGTGGGAGCGGCGGAAGATAGTTCACGGGGAGTGCAAGCAGTGCGGAAGGCCGGTGGAGTTGAGCGGCAAGAAGGGGCTAGATCGGGCGCGCCGCGGCGCATTCTATTGCTCGGACGAGTGCGCCCAGACTTGGCTTGCGAACAGGGCGAGGCAGACTATGGTCGCCATGAACAAGAAGCATGCATCGGCACGAATGAAGAAAAACAACCCCATGCACCGGCCGGAGATCCGCGCGAAAGTGTCAGCCAGACTGAAGGAGATGGGCCACAAGCCACCTACCCAAGGAGGGAACGGGCGCGGGCCCACGGTCCCGCAGAAGATGCTGGCGGACGCTCTGATGTGGGACATGGAGGTGATTATAAGGACCGGAAAGCCCCGTGGATCAGGATTCCCAACTCACTACAAGGTGGACGTGGCAAACATCGGGAGAATGGTTGCGGTGGAGGTGGACGGGCTAAGCCATTGCGCACTGAGCAGACAGAAACAGGACCGGAAAAAGGAGCGCTTCTTGCGTGGTCTCGGGTGGACCGTGTGGAGATTCACGAACCAGGAAGTGATGGACGATTTGGAGGGCTGTGTCCGGACGGTCTTGTCTATAACCTAGAGGTGGAACACCGGCACAACTACTTTGCCGACGGCATCCTGGTGCATAACTGCCACAGGGCACCAGCGGGCAGCTACTGGCAAACGCTCAAGTACTTCGGATGCCGGTATCGTCTCGGGCTGAGCGCGACGCCGTACCGACGCGACGGGCTCACTGACGCCATCGGCTGGGCGCTCGGCCCGACTACCACTGTGGAGCGGGAGCTCCTCGTGCGCAGCGGTCACGTGCTGCCCACCGAGGTGGAGCAGGTGGGGACCGACTTCGTCACCGACACTGACCCGTCAGAGCATTATCAGGCGGTGATCTCCGCTGTCGTGACCGATGGCGATCGCAACAGGCAGATCGTCGACCAAGCGGCGCGCGCCTGCGCCGACGGGCTCGTGCTCGTGCTGAGCGACCGAGTCGAACACCTTGAGATGATCAACTACTACACGCGCACTGCCGGCGGCGTCATGCTCCATGGGCAGCTCGGCGCGGCTGCGCGACGCGACGCCGAGGCGAAGATCGCGGCGGGCAAGGTGCCGGTTATCCTGGCCACGACTCAGCTCGTTGGCGAGGGATTCAATCTGCCCGCGGCTTCCACGGCGATACTGGCGACGCCGATCAAGTGGTCGGGGAGACTGCTGCAGGCGATCGGGCGCGTGCTGCGTCCGGCGCCGGGGAAAACACACGGTCGAATTATCGACCTATGCGACTGGGGAGTCCCAGTATTGGCCAACGGCGCAAGGGCGCGGGCGAAAGTGTACCGCGAGCTCGCCGAGGCCGAGGGAGGGCAAGACAGATGAAACTAACACGCGCAGAGATCCCCATGTGTCCCGAGTGCGGGGCGGAGTGCAGCTACGCCTCGCGGGTACAGCCAAACTGCATAGACGATATCTATCTGTGCACCGGGTGTGCGACTGAATGGCGTGACTGTGAGTGGGGCTATCACGCTCCCGACGTGGAGGGGGTAGTAAGGGAGATGCGGGAGTATAGCAATGTGGACACGTCGCGCGAACGGCTTGTGTTGCTTGGCCCTGGGTTTGGTGCGTTGGATGCGCGCAACAAAATCAACTACTGGGCCGACCGCCTCTCCCCACAGCGAAAGGACGGTGAGGGATGAGTGACGAAGTGTGGGACGAGTGCCCCGTGTGTGGGCTCGGTGTGCGGTATGACCACGGCGACGGCATGGTGCAGCCGGATGAGGATATCATTTGCGATGACTGCGGGTGTGCTGGCGTGGTCGAATACGACGACATCACCGGCGACACGTGGGTGTCCTGGTGCGAGACGCTGGAGGATGAGTGATGACTGAACCCACCGGAAAATCCGGACTGTTGCCGTGTCCGATTTGTGGGGATGACGCGGACTACAGTAGGGGCGGCGACAGTGTGCGGTGCGACTCCGCGAAGTGTCCGCTGCACTATGCCGAGATCTACAAAAATGCATGGCAAGCCCTCCCCCGCGTATCTGATGCCGTGCTAGAGGTGGCTGGGGAATTGCGTGAGATAGTGAGGTACGACAAGTGCCACCAAAACGGGATCGGCAATTGGGTCCTCGCAGTGAAGCCGGAACAACTAGAGCGCATGGCCGACCGCCTCGAGACCGCCGGGGAACCGGGAAGGTGCGAGAGGTGCGCGAACTGGAAGCAACAGTGCTACGGGAGCGCGTGCTACGACCTGATTGCCGCTACCGCTGAAGTAGAGCGGCTGAAAAAGCAGCTTGCCGACTCCCGACACTCTGTATCTGGTGATGCTAGATTCTTCCTCGACTCCGCTCGGCTATTGGTGGACACCTATCGGACGAGACCACATGAGATGGACATTGTAGTTAGGGCGGTGAGGGATGGCATGAACAGACGGATAGTCGTTAGTTTGCCCATTCACGGTGCGCCGGAGCCACGGGAGACATGTAGCTGCCCATGGGTGACTCACCCTATGGTTTGCGGTCATTGTGGCAAGCCGCCCATGTCACCACCTGCGCACGATGAGCCCAGCGAGAACTTTGGTGTGTGTGCGCTACCAGAGCAATGGGAGGCGGTGCACAGGCGGATCGCGGAGTTGGAGGACGCATACGGGGGCGCCGACGCTGACGCTGCGGGGTGGGCCACAATGGCGGACGCGCTCGAGCAGGATCTGACATTGGCCCAGAAAATGGCAGCCCGCTACCTCAAGGCGTGCAAGCGGATTTTCAGGGAGTGGCGGCAGAAACGTGATGAGTCAAACATAGGCTTTTCGTCTCTAGATGTGGCCCTAGACCAGCGCGACGACAGATACAAGCGATGGCAAAGGGAGTTGATGGCCAGAGAAGTGGCGGAATCCGAGCGCGACGCCGCACGGGCTGAGGTGGACCGGCTCAGGGATGGGATTAGGGACGCACACGATCTCTCGGCTCAACGGTTGCACCCAAGTGAACCGGTGTTCATGGTTCAACGAACTCTCCGCGCACTACTCGAAGGCGGCGATCAGTGATACCACCCTGCGCCCGGGATATTTTCCTGCCGCACGTCGGCGGCCAGCTCGCCGAGCCGATGCACTACGCCGTGAGCTGGCACCACGCGCGGCGCATGTGGCCCGACGCCGATATCTGCGCCATAGACGACGGATTGACCGCCGATGAGCGGGTTGACCTCGGCCTGGACGGGATCCTCATACTCGACCCATTTGCTGCCGACGACGAGCCGCCGCCGCACGAGGATCACGAGGCACCCGCCGATATCAGCCCGCCGTGGCCGGAAAAACAGCCGCTCCCGCCGATGACTCCACCGGCGCCAGAGCTACCGCCCGAGTTGATACCGGAGCCGCTCAGGGGATGGATCACAGGTGAGGCCGATGACCTCTGCACACCGCTGGTCGGCGTTGCCGCCCCCGCCCTGGTCGCACTGAGCGCCATCATGGGGCGCGGCGCCACCGTGTCCCCTGAGCCGGGCAACCCGTGGCGCGTGATACCCAACCTGTGGGGCTGCACCGTCGCACCGCCTGGCCTACTCAAATCCCCGGCCCTGGCAGCAGCCACAGCCCCCCTCGAGCCACTGATCAAGCGCGAGCGTGAGCGCTTCGATGCGCTCGAATCAGACGCCATACCGCAGCGCATGGCCCTGGAAGCGAAGCTCTCAAAGGCGAAGCGCCGAGGTGACGCCGATCCGCACGACCTGCGCCGGATCATGGACGAGATCGAGGATTGCAAGGTTTCGGTGAGGCGATACAGCGTCCAGGACGCGAGCCTGGAAAAGCTCCAGGAGATCCAGCGCGACAACCCCAGAGGCCTGCTACTCCTGCGCGACGAGCTCGCCGGATGGCTGGCCACGCTGGCCAAACAGGGCCACGAGGCAGACCGAGGATACTACCTCGAGGCCTGGGACGGAGACAAATCCAGCACTATCGACCGGATCGGCCGCGGCACGATCTACGTCCCCGCCAACTGCCTGGCCCTGTACGGCACGATCCAGCCAGCCCGGCTCGCACCGCTGATCCGGGGCGTCTCAGATGGCACGAGCGACGACGGGCTGCTACAGCGCATGCAAGTCCTGGTGTTCGTAGACACCCTCCCAGAATGGGCACCACGTCGAACTGGCTGCTCTGACGCCGACAAAAAGCGCGCGTTCGAGATCTTCGACGCCGTCGACCAGATCATGGACCACACCAAACCAAAGGACATGATTTTCAGCTTCCAGGCCCAGGAGATCTTCGACGAGTGGCGCTCCAACCTGGAGCAGCGGATCCGGCGCGGCGACCTCCACGAGCAGCCGATTAAGTGCGGCCACTTGGCCAAATACCGAAGCCTGACGCCGTCCCTTGCGGCGATCTTCCACACCGTAATCGACATCGACCGGTGTCTGGGTGGTGGCGCCCCGGCGCAGGAGCCCGGCGAGTACATCCGGATCACAGCCGACTGCGCGCGCCTGGCCATCGCCTGGTGTGAGTACCTCGAGCAGCACGTTGACCGGCTCCACGCGCGCACAGTAGCGCCTGAGATAGTCGCAGCGCATGCCCTGGCAGCCAAGATCGAGACCGGTGAGGTATCCAGCGGCGACACGATACGAGGTATCTATCGCAACGGATGGGCAGGCCTATCGGATAACGATACTGTCGACCGCGCCGTTAACGCCCTGGAGCGGCTCGGTCATTGTCGCCGAGAGATAATAACGACAGGTGGTAGGCCCTCAACGGTAATAACGCTAAATAACGTTAGGCCTAATGATGTAACGTTAACCAACGTTAAGCCCAAAACCGACCTTTTGTCAGTTCTGTCAGTGGAATCTGGCACTGGTAAATACACGTCCAAAAGTAGTGAAGCTTACATAAAATCTGCACAAGAAATAGGCAAGTGTAGTGATTCTAATAAGATAGATAGATGTTTTTTGAGACCCACACACAGAGGGTTTGACAAAAGTGACCACGCCAAAAAGTCACTGACAAAACTGACAAAAGGCCTGGGTGGTGATAACGTTACCGATAGCGATAACGCTACTGATAACGACAACGACAACAACAGCGATTGGCTTGCTAACGTGTTAGCGGGCAAAGGAGACAACGATGACCAATAATTGGTGGACTGGTGATGGCGAGTGGCGGGTGGCTGGCACGGATGTGCCTTGTAGTCGATGTGGAGAGTGTTGCAGGCAACTGCCTTGCTCGCTTGCCGGCGACGATGATCCATGCCTGGCGCTCCATGAGGACGACGGTGTCTACTCGTGCAGGCTGGTTGATGTTGATATCCCAGGGGTCGCCGAGCTACTCCTAATCGGGCTCGGCTGTGGAGCAACCGTGGTTCCGGCTTGCCTACTAAAGGTGGTGGACCAATGACCAATGAGATGAGCAGGCGAGAACGACTGGAGTGGAGAATCGAGCATTCGTCGCGTGGTGCTGATTCGGCCTGGGAGGACGTGTGCGGCGAGCTGCGCGACCTATGGGATGCACAGGCCATCGCCGAGTCAGACCTGCACCAGGCGGGAGAGTGGCTCGATAGGGCCAAGGCCAGGCTACAGCAGGAGCAGGAGCAGTTCGAACGGGCTCGCGAAGCCCATATCCAGACCCGCAACGATCTGGAATCCAGGCTACAGCAGGAGCAGGAGCACAGCGCCGACCTATCAAGACAACTGCGCATCGTGCGCGAGTGGATGGCAGAGCATGGGGAGGGACACGCGAGGCCGGTGGTCCGCGAACTCTCAGACTCGCTACTGTGGGCCGACCACGGCGACCCATGCCCACACCTGCGCGACCAACCGAGCCCCGGCGCCATCGCCGTCACCGCGTCGCTGTTCGAGCGTGTGGCAGTGCTGGAGGATGAGATGGTCAAGCTCGGCGATAGATTGCACATGCTCGACGGAGACCTCAACAGGCAGATCCAGTCGCTCACCAAGGCGCTGCGCGAGATGGCGGACATACATCCGGAGGGGCTATAATGAGCGGTGACCACCAAGCGGCCAGTGCAACCCCCTGATGACATGTAGCTGCATGTAGGGGGGGGTGGGCAGTAACACGAACAGGAGCCGCGGTTGTTG